CACAAATTTTCGTGGAACGAGTGGTGAATGGGGGGGTCAATGTCAGTTAAAAAACCTCCTGAACTTCATGTAGTCAATAACCGCAAGGGAATGAACCAAGGCGTATTATTGCCTGATGAAATTAAAAAAAGAGTTCCAACGGCTTACTGGCTGGATAATTTCAATGCTTGGGATAAAGAAGAATTTATTAAAACAACTGCGGATTATTTGTATGATGTTTATGGGATTGGAAGCGACCAAGACCAACATCTTTTAGCAATGTTAGCCTTGCAGATAGATACTTTTATTAAATGCCAAAAGATTGTTGATGATACCCACATTATTGTTAAGTTTAATAATGGTGCAAATCATGGAACAAACCCTGCCTTAATTCAAAGGGATCGTGCGTATAAATTAATCATTTCAGGAATGAATGAATTAGGTTTAACGCCTAGCGGTAGATTACAAAAACATACAGAACCCACATCAAACGCTTCCATTGGAAAACTGATGCAAGGTGTTCAAAGGAAAATATGAACTGGCAAGACGGTGTTCAATACGCAAGTGATGTTTCAAAAGGCAATATTTCAGTTTGCAATAATATTAGATTATCTTGCCAACGCTTTCTTGATTTCATGGAAAACAAACAATGGGAATATGTCTTTAGTCCTGCTGATGTAGAACATTTTTTAACCTTTGTGGCATTGTTGCAACATACCAAAGGTGCTGATGCTGGCAAACCAATTATATTAGAGCCGTTCCAAATAATGCTGATTTGTGGCATCTATGGATTTAGACACAAAAAAGACCACGCCAAAAGAATGACAACTGATGTAATAGTTTTTATTCCTAGAAAGGCTGGTAAATCTACATTAACAGCCGTAATTGCATTATATGAATTGTTGTTTGGTGAGGCAGGGTCGGAAGTATTTACATTAGCAACCAATAGAGAACAAGCCACAATTGTATTTGATGCCGCCAAAGGCATGATTGAACATATGCCAAAAGAAGATGCCAGTTGGTTTAAAACCAGTAAATATCACATAGGCAAAGCTAATGATTTGCAGTCAATGTTCAAAGCATTATCACGAGATAATAAAAAATCAGGTGATGGTAAAAATGCTTCATGCGCCATTATTGATGAAGCGGCACAAATTGTGGACAGAAACTCAATTGAAGTTATCCATTCAGGCATGGTTGCCCGAAAGAACCCACTCCGCATTTATATTACTACTGCATCATTTACAAAGGACACCAAATTCTTTGAGGATATGCAAATGTTTGAATCAATGCTTAATGGCGAAGCGACAGATAATCCTCATTGGTTTGGATTATTATATGGGCTTGACCCACAGGATGATTGGCGCAATCCCGATACTTGGGCAAAGGCAAACCCTATGCACGGCATTAGTATTTACCAAGATGCAATTGCTGAAAGATGCGAACAAGCAAAGTTAAAGCCAGCGGCATTAAATGAATTTTTATGCAAAACACTTAATATATATGTTTCAGCTAATAGCGCATGGCTAGACCGCCAATATTGGGATAGTAGCATTGGTGAAGCACAGCCCGAACCCGAATCAGTTTATATAGGCTTTGACTTAGCGGCTACACGAGATTTAAATGCCGTATGTACTCTTAAAAGGTATAGTGAAAATGAGTTTCATGCGGAATTTAAGTTCTTTTTGCCCGAAGAAGGACTGTTATTAGTTCCTAGCCATTATCGTGATATTTTTGACCAAGCCGTTAAGTCAGGAATTTTGCATATTACGCAGGGCAATGTAATGGATGACCGCGAAATATCTGATTATATAAAAAATCAGGCGGCACTATACAATATTAAAGAAGTAGGATATGATGCCTACAATGCGGCAAGTTTAATTGCTCGTTTACACGAAGTCGGTATGCCAGTTAAGAAAGTTGGGCAGGGAATGGCGGTATTATCCAATCCTAGCAAGCACATAGAAAAACTGGTAATGTCCAAGTCTATAAAACATGATGGCAATCCATTTTTGGGTTGGCAATTAGGCAATGCCGAAGTTTATGAAGATGTAAATGGGAACATTAAGGTTCGCAAGAATGAAGCAGACAAAAGCGCAAAAGTTGATGGGATCATTGCTTTGATTATCGCTATGCATTGCTCCTTAGACCACCCCATTTCATCAAGTTATGGCTTCCGTAGTCTTTAAGGGATAAAAATGGCAATATTTGATATGTTCAAAAGCAAAACAACAAACGAAAGCAATACGCTATTCGGTCAAACTGCGCTGGGTAATAATGTTATCCGCAACGCTGGTAGCCCTACACAATCGGTATCAAATCAATTATTATATGTAACAACATCAAGTTCTAGCGAAGCTGGGCGTGTTGTTGATATGTCGGTGCTTAGCCGCAATTCAACCATCATGAGTTGCGTTGGTGTTAAGGCTCGCGCATTGGCGCAATTGCCAATTAAAATTATGGCTAATACTGATGATGGCTCATTGGTTGATGCTTGCTTAAGCGATAAAGTAACGGCAAGGGATAAAGCAAAAGCAAAATCAGTTCTTTCATTACTGCAAAATCCAAACAACTTTCAAAGCCAATATGAATTTTGGTATCAATTTTGTATGTGGTTAGATTTGTCAGGTGAAGCGTTTACAATCTTATGGCGCAAAGACCAAGAAAATACGCAACAAACGCCACTTGAAATGTATATCCTAGATTCAACCTTGATTACAGCGCAATTAACTCCTACACGATACCCTAGTTATAGACTTTCAACGCCTAGTTATGGCTTCAGCAAAGATGCACCATTACAAGCGCACCAAGTTATGCACTTAAAAGAAGCGGCATGGCAAGGTTCTGCTGGTTTTAATAAAGGTATCTTAGCAGTTGAATTAGTTGCATTAGACCAAGATATTGATTTATACGCTAACTTTATAATGCAAAACGGTGCAAAACCATCAGGAATGTTCGTAACCGATATGGTTATACCTGATACACGATACAAAGAGATAGCGGCACGACTTAAAGAAGCGTGGGCAAGCATGACAGGTAGCAAAGCAACTGACTTATCAAAAGCTGGTCAATCAATGCTATTAGACAATGGCATGAAATATATGCCAATTAATATGTTGAATTTACAAGATGCTGATTGTGCCAATCTTAAAATGCAAACTATGAAGCGCATTTGTGGTTTATTTGGCGTTCCAGTTACCATGTTAAGTATTGAAGCAGGGAAGTTTAATAATAGTCAGACAACGATTGACGAATTTTACAAAACGACAATGTACCCAATGCTGGTGAATATTCAGCAAAAATTAAAACAAAGTTTATTGCAAGGTTATCCAAATCTATCAATAGAGTTCCAAACCCAAGACTTTTTACGAGGCGCACCGCTTGACCAAATGAATTATGTGGTAGCTGGTGTGGGAAATGGAATATTAACGCCCAACGAGGCTAGAAAGTACCTCGGCAGGGCTGAATTAGATGGTGCTGGTGAATTACAAGCTAAAACAGCACCAACAGCGATTGATGGAAGTTCCAAACAAGATACAGGTGGTGGTGGTAATACTTCAAGCGTTGGCAAAACAGGTCAAGCTGGCAAAGCATAATGACAGAAAAAGAGATTAAAGAATTGCGTTTATTATTGCTAATGGTACAGCTAAAACAATCGGCTGAAAAAAGAGTAGGTAAACCGCTTGAGGCTAACGGAATGAAAAAAAAGGGAGTTCCAATCCATGACTAAAGATGTAAAATTTTATTATGAAAGCCAAGTTGCTTTGGGCGTTACAAATGATGAAGCAAATGGTATTAGTGGCGCAATTGAAGCTGTTTTAACTACTTGGGGCGCACGAGAGGGCGCAGATGGTCGTAGGTTTAATTATCAAGCCGCACCATTTCAAGAATGGGCAAATGAATTTGCACAAACTGGCAAACCATTACCAATGTACTTTCAACACAATGACGAATCATTACCAGTAGGCGAATGGTCAGCATTTGAATTTGATGATACAGGCATGACAGGTAAAGGTCGCATTTTCACTAATACGACAGTAGGAAAAGATTTATACACAATCATGAAAGAAAGCCCAAACATGGTTGGCGGTGTTTCAGTCGGTGCTTATGCAGACGAATATCAAATGGTTAATGCCAATAATGAGGTTATGAACCCATTAGACCCTGCTTATGATGAAGCCTATTTTCAGATTACCAAAGGTGGATTGCGTGAAGTTTCAGTTGTAATGAACCCTAACAATCCTATGGCGAACATTAACAAACTAGAAAATGTTTATCGTGAAGATGGTAGTATTAATTTAAAAGAAATAGAATCGGTCTTGCGTGATGCAGGACTTACAAAGTTGCAAGCAACCTCCGCAACTAGCATTTTCAATAAAGTAATTAAGTTGCGTGAAGTAACTGATGAAACTATTGAATCGCCACCAAGTTTGAGTGAATCAGATGCGGAGGTTAATCAAGCAATATTAGCCGCCTTAACAGAACGCGAATTGCTTAAAAAACTTACTAATCGTATTAAAGGATAAATCATGTCTAAAGAAATTATGGAAAAGTTAGATTTAATTGAAGCGGAACAAGTTGCTAAAATTGAATTGGTAAAATCAGAAGTTAAGGCTGAATTTGATGCCACAGTTGCAACATTTGAAGAAAAAGTTGCTAACCTTGAAGCTAAAGTTGCTTCAATCAATGTAGCACCATCAATCATCAAAATTGAAAAATCAATTCGTGGTGATGTAAACAAAATGGTTAAAGAACAACTATCAGCTTTTCACAAAGGCAATGGTCGTACTGAAAAAGAACTAAAAATGTTTGAAGATGAATCACATTACGCAGAATATTTAAAAGAAGCGTCTGCTTTAACTGCTGGCGGTGATGGTAAGGGTGGTCGTACTGCTTATGACCCAACATTTGTTGCTTTGCGTTTGGCAAATCCTTTGCGTGGCGTGGCTCGTACTAATGCAACTGATGGTTCTTCATACCAATGGCGCGTTAAAACTGGTAATGCTGGCGCTCAATGGGGCTACACAGTTCAAAACAATGGTACTCCAACTACTGAAGACACAGTTATTTGGCAAGTGGTACTAAAAGATTTAAATGTTCAATTCCCAATCCGTACTGCGGCACTAGATGATGTTGATGGTTTAGAAGCTAATGTTGTTGATGATATGTTGGCAGAATTTGCACAAACTGAAGCACAATCAATGATTTCAAACAATGACCAATCAGGTTCAGGTTCTTCAGTTTCTACTGGCGGTGCTGACGGTGTTCGTGGTTTAAATCAATACGGTGGTTCAAATGCTTCATTTGCTGGCGGTACTGTTTCAGTAGCGGCATTTGGTTCAACTGGTACAAGTTCATCAAGCGGTTTACATAGCCTTGCAACTTATGACCAAACAACATCAAATGTTAATACTGTTGGTGCTAATGCGATTACATACAAAGATGTAATTAATTTAATCCACAGCTTGCCACAACAATACTGGACTGCTGATGCTAAATTTATGATTAACCCAATCCTTTTACAAGGTATTCGTGGTTTAGTAGATACAAATGGTCGCCCAATCTATGTTGATGGTTTGGCTCGTACTGATGGTATCGTTGGTCAATTATTAGGATTTGATGTTATCGTTAATAAATACCTAGACACTCCATCACAACTTACAACAGGCGCGGCTGGTACAGTAAGCAAGTTCCCAATGTATTTTGCTGATTGGAATCGTTTTTACGGTATTGTTGACCGTTTAAATATGGTTATGCGTAGATATGACCAAACACTTCCGGGCTACATCACCTTTTTTGGTGAAAAGCGTTTGGCAACTTCTGTCCGTGACCCTAATGCTGGTGTTCGTTTCCGTTCAACAGCCACAGCCGCGGCTTAATTAGGCTTAGGGGTGGTGGTTAATCTCCAACATCACCCCTTTTTTTAACCTAAAGGACACACCATGAAAATATCAGAACAGGCAATTTTAGCAGGAATTAAAACCGCGTTAATTGATGGCGAAGCTACCATTAATATGTTTGAAAACGCAACAACAATAGATGAGGCTTCTGCGATTACTGGTTCAGGTAGTGGCAAAGGTGGTCGTACATATTTTGATGATACATTTGCAGTAGATAGATACATCAATCCATTTCGTATGGGTAGCCGTCAAATTACTATAAGCGGTTCAGATGCTCAATTTGTAGCAAAAGTTGGTAATGCGGCAAATGCCACAAACCCTTGGCTATATGCTTTGACACCTAATAGCGGTACTCCGAACATTGATACAACGATTTGGCAATTGCCTACGCGAGTTATTGCGGCACAACTTCCTATTCGTAGTGCAGTTTTATCAGATGTAAATAATTTAGATGGTGCAATTGTTTCAGATTTAATGATGGAATTTAGTCAATTAGAAGCGCAATCAATGGCAACTAATAATGATCAATCAGGTTCAACAACTACTGCAACTGGCGGTACTAATGGCTTGCGTGGTTTAACTTCATATTTAACAAGCAGTTCAGCATCATTTGGAACTAGCGGTACAGCGATTACAAATGGTATTCATACTATTAAATCTATTAGCCACAGCACTACGGTTCTTGATTACAATATGATGGCTGATTTAGTTAATGCGTTACCAGCAGTTTATTGGGCAATGCCTACAACTGCATGGCATATTCACCCAACAATGATTAATGCTTTACGCCAATTAAAAAATACGGCTGGATTACCATTATTCTTAGAAGTTGGTGATGATGATGGTGCGGCAATTGGTTATGTATTTGGCTTCCCTGTTATTCCTAATCCTTACTTAGATGCTCCTGCTGTTGGCGCGATACCATTAGTATTAGCTAACTGGGATAGATTTTTAACTATTGCTGATGTTGAAGAACTAACAATTAAACGCTTTGACCAAACACAGGCTGGTTCTATTGTTCTATATGCAGAAAAGCGTATGGTTTCAAGTGTTCGTGATTGCTTTGCTGGCGTGTATTTGAAAGGCATCTAAATGACAACAACTACTTTGGGTGGTGTTGCTAGTTTAGCCTCAAATCGCAATCCTTTTAATTATGAAAAGATTGAACAAACTAGCCGTGATATATCTACCGCTTGGCTAACACTTGACGAAATTACCAATCAATTAAATTTGTTTGGTGATGAATCGCAAGATGCTTATTTGAGTGGATTGGAAGTTGCGGTGCGTATGCACATTGAGGATTATTTGGGTATGCCAATATTCAATCAATCTTATCGTGTTTATTATGGTGCTGATTGTTTATATGGAACGCCTATTAGTTTAGATTTGCCCGAAGTATCAATGAATGGAACAAAAATTAATTCCGTTCAATATTATAACAATGCAAGTCCATCTGTTTTAACGACAGTAACCGCTAGTAATTATTATTATGATAATACTGGAAATAAAGTTGTAATTTTGGCTTTAGGTTCTGATTTAAATACAAACATGACTTCACCAGTATTAGTTAATTACACGATTACGCCTAATTTAATTTCGCAATATCCTGTAATTAAACAGGCTGGATTGTTATTGCTTACTCATTTATATAATAATAGAAGCGATACCACAGCGACAGCATTACAAAAAATCCCTTTTGGGGTTGATGTATTACTTAGACCTTATAAACCGTTGGTGATGTAATGGCTATTAGTAGATATGAACAGGTCAGCGTTAATAATTTAACTTTTGGCGTTAATGCTTTTGGTGAATATACAACAACAACGGTAGTATGGTTCTTAGGTCGCCCATTGGTGGCTGAAGTCCGTAATTCAGTTGCCATTACAGAACGATATAGAATTTATAGTGATTTGATTACTTTTAAATTCAACTATACTCCTAACATGAGAATGATTGTAGATGACCAAAACAAATACAGCATTACATACAGGGGCAATGAATGGCGAATAACTGATGCAATTGAAAACAATGATAAAATGTCGGTAATGTTAATGTGCTATCGTTCTGACCCTGAAACAAAGGCGTAAATATGGCAATTCAACAAAATGTTAGTAATTATGCAAAAGCAATACAAGCACAGCTAGTTAGCATTGTTGGTTCTACTATTCCAGTTTATGCTAGTTTTAATCGCAATTTTGCAACTGAATCAAAGTTTATAACATGGCAATTAAGGAATGTTCATCAAGAAGTTTTTGCTGGGCAAATACAAAGTAACAAAAGTATAGATAGACCAATATTTCAAATAAGCCTATTCACAACGAATATGCAGGATTGTTTTGATATATCTAATACTATATTGCAATCGCTTCATGGATATAGCGGTCAATTTGGGGGTGTAAGTGGCTTCCCAATTGCCAAGGCAGATGTAGCATGGCTTTATAATACATACGACAATGAAATTAACTTGCATAGCATTATTATGGATTGCACCTTAGATATATCAACATAATAAGATTCAACCAATTTTTTAAGTGAGGTATCAAAATGGCATTACCAAATAAAGTATTAGCAGGTTTTAGTGCAACAATGTATGCACAACCAACAGCATCACCAACAGCATTAACGACAGCACAATTGGCTTTAGTTGCTAGTGTTTCACCTATTGCAGTTGTTGGCAATGTTATCAATATTGAAGCAATCCCTGCATTTGGTCAAGATGATGCAGTTGCTTCTTTTGCCGTTGCTGGCTCTCGCCAATCAGATAAAATCCCAGTTCAATCAGCACCAACAAGCATGACAATCACAGCACCGTGGAATCCTACTGATGCAACATTATTATTAATTCGTGGTGATGCGTATAGTGGTCAAGTTGATAGAACTTATGTTATTGCCGCAATTGATGGTGCAACTAGCCCTAACATTATTTATTACGCATTTAATGGTCGTGCATCACAATTCCAAATTGATTCCGCACCAAGCGCAGAAGCTAAATGTACATTTACAATTCAACCGCGTGGCAACCAATATGGTTGGTCTAACAACGCTTAATTAGGGGAACAATATGGCATTGCCAAATAAAATTTTAGCTGGTTTTTCTGCATCATTTTGGATGCAATCAGGTGCAACACCAACTTCTTTTACAACTGCGAATCTTTCAGTATGGACAGCGCAAGTTGCAACAATCGTGGGTACAGTTGCTAATGGTACTGGTGCGGCTGGTTTAGCAGTAAATGTAGAAGCTATTCCTGCTTTTGGTCAAGATGATGCGGTGGCTTCTTTTGCTTTGGCTGGTAGCCGTCAATCTGACAAAATACCTGTCCAATCTGCACCAACTTCAATGACGATTACTGCACCTTGGAATCCATCTGATACAGCATTACTTCAATTACGCGCTGATGCTTACAATGGTTTAACAGACAGAACATTTGTAGTGGCGGCTTCTGATGCGGCAACTACAATTGCTTATGCTTTCAATGGTCGGGTTTCTCAATTCCAAGTTGATGCCGCACCTAGTGCTGAAGCAAAATGTACTTTTACCATTCATCCTCGTGGCAATCAATACGGCTGGTCAAATACTTAACACAATAGCCCTACGGGGCTTTTTTAATAGGATAAAATATGAATGTAAAATCAAACAATGACTTGTTAGGTTTCTTAATAGCGCAGTCAGGAAGTGGACAAAAAAACTGGTTTGGCTTTGCACAGCAACGCCTTACTGGTATCAATTTAGCCCACGAGATTGCGGCTAATCATGCAGATACAATGACACCTGATGAAGTTGTTGAATATGTTGTAAGTTTAAACAACGCAATATACAAACATTTGATTAAGGCTGAATGATGGCAAGCAATTTTGAAATTACTGGATTAAAGGAAACTTTGGCAGTTTTTCAGCAATTACAAAATGAAATTGGGGATAAACAAGGTAAAAGTAAAATTTTAATCCCAGCCGTTAAAATGGCTATGAAACCCGTTTTATCTATGGCTAAAAGTTTAGCCCCTTATGATAATTCTGCTGGACATCAAGGAGTTCATTTACGCGATACATTATCAATTGTAGGTAGAAAACCAACAAACAAAGATATGAAATCAAAGTATATAAAAAAAACAGATACAGTAATTGCAATTGTTACAAGTAAAAAAATACCAGCTAAATTGAAAAAAGCTGGGAAAAGCATGAGTAAAGAACAAAGAAAAATTTTTTATCATTCTATGAATCAACTTACTGATGGTCGTGCCGCATTTAATGAATTTGGTACAGCTAAAATGGCTGGTAAACCATTTATGCGACCATCAATGGAAACTCAAGCGTCAAATGTAGCAATCAGTTTAGGTGAAATATTAAAACAAAAGATTGAAAACTATAGGAGTAAGAATTTATGAGTAAAATCTCAAACGCATTAGGTGGCAAGTATCAAGAAAATCGTTTATCAGTAATGACCCGAACATTTGTATTGGGTGACCATTTATTTAAGGTTCGTGTTCCGTCAGTTGGTGAAATTGAAGCAATTTACAATTACTTTAAAACTCCCGATACCAATTTAGTTGAAAAAACTTTCAAAGAATTAACTTACGAATTGGTTAAAATCAAAGAAGATAAACCTGATGGCGTAGTCTATGGCGATAATGACATTGTGGTTGAGGGTCGTTCCATGATGGAAGCCGCCAAAAACAAAGTAGTATTGCAACATAGAATTGTTGAGTATTTTAAATTTTTAATTCCTGAAGATGGTCAAACATTATCAGATTTAGAATATCAAGATATTGAAGAAGAATTTCCATTGGCTATTCAAATTCAATTAATAGATAAAATTAGCGAAGTAATTGCCCCTGATTACAAGGCTATTAAGGAAAAGTAGTTGGCTCATTAAGAACGCAAGTAAAAGCGGCAATGATTTTTAATGGGCATACGCAAGAAAGTATAAACGCAATGGATGAAGCTACAATGAACGAAATTACAGTCATGTATGCTGATGGTGCATTAGGTAATTATGGAGTGTTACAGACGCTAGGAAGCCTTACGGCAGGGGTATTTAATTACTTAAGAGGTGCAAATTCACCGCCTTATGAATTAAAAAGTGTTTTAGGCAATGCTTACGGATATTTATATCCCGAAAAAGAAGCAAACCCTAATGAAGCGTTATTAACTTTCATGACACAGGCGCAAGGGTTTAATGTAAGCAATTTTAAAAAGGGTTAATCATGTCAATTGTATCAAGATTAGGTGTTGTTTTAGGCTTAGATTCTGCCGAGTTCAATAAAGGCTTGGGTCTAGCTGAATCTAAACTTGGTTCATTTGGCGCATCAAGCCTTGCATCAAAATTATCACTTGCGGCAGTAGGGGCGGCTTTCGTTTCTACTGCTGTTAGTGCTTTCCAATTTGCAGACAAAATAAATGATATAGCACAATCAACCGAAATGACCGCAGGAAAAGTGCTGGCATTTTCTCAAGCATTGGCTTTAAATGGCGTTCATAGCGAAGCCGCAACTAAGATGATTTCATCATTTTCAGTTAAAGTTGAAGAAGCGGCATCAGGAAGTGATAAAGGTCGTGCAAATTTTGCAAAGATGGGCATTACTTTAAAAGATATTGCCACTTTAGATTCAGCATCATTGATGGAAAAAACCTTAAAAGGGTTAAGCGCAATTGAAGACCCTATTACCCGAAATGCTTTGGCGTTTCAATTATTAGGTAAAGCGGCTAAAGGATTAGATTTAAACGGTGCTTATGATGAATTTATGCGCCAAAAAGATAAAAATAAAGATGTAGATAAAGCCTTTTCTGATACTGGTGATGCCATAGATAACATTGACAAATTATCTATAAGAATGAAAACTAATTTTGCGACAAACATGGGTGGCGCATTTAAAGAAGTTACGATTTGGGCAACTGAATTATTTGATTGGCTTGAAAAAGTAAAAATATCATTATTAAGCATAAATGATTTAGGTAAAAACACAGGTATTGAAAAGTATATCAATCATGCCAATGACAAAAATAATTTTTTTGCATTAGGGGCAAATACAGGAATTGATGGAACTAAATATCAAAGCGCAAATTATGGTCAAAATACAAGCGTTGGCGCAAAAATGGGAACGCCTAATAAAGCCAACACAAATAGAACTATTGAGTTAGGTGAAAAAGCAAAAGCACTAGCCGAAGAAGAAAAAAAGAAAGCGATTAAACAATCCGAAGAATTAGAAAAACAAGTAAAAAGTTATGAGCAACAAACAGTTGCCGCTGGTCGTACTTTAACTGAAGTTGAAAAACTTACATTAGAGTTTGAAAAGACAGGTAAATTTGACACTATTAAAGAGGGCGCAAACAAACAACGCTTAATTGATGCCGCCAAAGAATTAGATTTAGCACATGATTTAGTTAAATCTAGGGAAACAGAACTTAAATACGCCAATGAAAAACGAACCATTATTAATGCAACTAATGATGTTGGCATTGCAACTGAACGCTTAACATTAGAAGCATCTTTGGCAAATGAAACAGATGCAATTAAAACCGCAAAATTAGAACAATTTGATATTACCCAAAACATTTTAAAAATGGAAAGGGATATGAGTGTTGCTGTATTAAATACAGCACAAGGTCAAACAATTGTAACTAATGCAGAACAAGCCCAAGCAGATGCAATGAAAGCACGAGCCACACTAGTTGCGGCAACTAAAGCAAAATCATTGCAAGATGAAATTGATGCGGTAAATGTTTCAGCCGAAAGATTTAGGTTGGAAATGGGAATGGCTGGGGCATCAGATACGCAAGTTAAAAAGGCTTTAGAACTATTTGATTTGAAACAAAAAATGTTGGATATGGCAAAAAATGGTAATACTGAAGCCCAAATAATAGCCTATCATGATGCAAGAATTGCCGCCATTGATGCTGAAGAAGCTAATACAAGGGCGCAAAATACATTCCAAGCTGGTTGGGAAAAGGCTTACAACAACACAATGGAAGCCGCCAAAGATTCAGCTACATTGGGCGCACAGGCATTTAGTTCAATGGCTGACAGTATGAATGGCGCACTTGATAATTTTGTAAGCACAGGTAAATTATCATTTTCAGATTTAGCCAGTTCAATTATTAAAGACTTAATTAAAATTCAGTTAAAAGCACAGGCATCAAGTATATTTAGCAGTTTACTTGGTAACATAGGCGGATTGTTTGGAAATGGCGGAGTTTCTGCTGATGCTGGGGCTTATTCAATTGACCAAAACCCATATTTAAATTGGACAGGGGCGGCAAGGGCTGGCGGTGGTGAAGTCGGTTCTAATACATCATATTTAGTTGGGGAAAAAGGTGCGGAAATGTTTGTTCCTCGTACTGCTGGAACAATTATCCCAAATAATGCTTTAGGCGGATTAGGCGGTAGCAATCAACCACAAACAGTTTATAATGGCACGGTAATACAAAATATGAGTGCCATAGATACGCAAAGTGGATTGCAATTTTTAGCAAAAAATAAAACAGCTATATTTGCCGCGAATCAATCAGCCCAACGCAGTCTGCCACAATCAAGGTAAATGATATGCCATTAAATACAATACTTGCAGTATCAGAATCAGTTGGAATAAATGACCAAAGATTTGTTGGGCAGATGGTCAGTCGCAATCAAAGAATCAGCACTTCTGAAATTCTAACAGTTCAACCCTTTGGCTTTGAGATGAAGCCAATGCAATATCTTCAATACAGCACAAATAGAACTTTGCTTAGTGCATTGCGTGAAGCAGATAAGGCAACCGAACAATATTTAAATTTTGGTTCTACTAATTGGGTTAATTATATTGCTTATCAAGGAGGGCTTACAAGCGCACAAATAGGCAGTTGCCTATGGCAAACATCAAGCGCAAATAAAACGCTAGTGTTAGGGGCTTTGCCGTCAGTCGCAAGTACCACATATATAGTTAGAACTGGTGATTTTTGCCAAGTTGGGCGTTATTCATATATAGCCACAGCAGATGTTCAAAGAGGAAGTGGAACAACTGTTAATATTCCAGTTCATAGAAACTTAATTGCAACATTAACTTCAACAGTTCAATGCGTAATTGGTCAATATGGTACAACAATTGCATTAGGTAGCGGAACATTTACAGGCGTTACTTTTTGCGTAATTCTTAGAGATTATCCAACTTATACTTTAGTTCCTATGACCAATGATTCATTTATTGCTTGGACAGGCACATTTAAAGCGTTTGAGGCTGTTTTATAATGCAAGTGATAGCACCAGTAGTAGGCACAAATAATATACGCCTAGCGGACTTTATACGAGTTACAACGATAGTGGCTGGCGTAACAACTATATACCAATTTTCAACTTGCCCTTATGTCATTACTGTTTCAGCAGTTTCAGCAACTCCTTTCAATGGATTAAGCCAATTGGTTAAAGTTGGTGATGTTCAACGAGATATTAAATCCACAGCAAATGAAACTTCAGTTACTTTAATTGGGTTAGATACAGCATTACTTGGTTGGGTATTAGGGCAGAATTTAAAGGGTTCAAAAATTGAAATGTGGCATGGTTTTTTTGATACTAATAATGCTTTAATTACTACTGGCGGTACTGGTGGGCTTTATAAGTTTTTTACTGGTTATATCAACGCATTTTCTATTTCAGAACAATGGATGGAAGAAGCTAGGCAATTTATTGGTACAATTAGTGTTAGTGCCGCAAGCATACAAATCATTCTGCAAAACAGAACGGCTGGAAGATATACAAATGACAATGCTTGGCAGTTCTTTAATGCTGGCGATACATCAATGAATCGGGTTAATTTTGTTGAAACAATAAACTACCAATTTGGAAAAGATGCCCCTGCTGGCTCTTAAATATGACAATACAATATACGACAGCACGAGTTTCAGATTGTTTTGATGAAGTTCTAACATTATTAGATGAACATTATCAAGAATTATCAGTAACTAAGCATTACAAATTAAACCCTTATTATGATGTATATAAGGAAAATGAAAAGAATGGAAAATGCCGAGTAATTTTATGTAAAAACGATAATGAAATTATTGGGTATATTGTATTTTTTATTGATGTAAATTTGCACTATAAAGATTGTTTGTTGGCTACTGAAGATATTTATTATTTAAAACCTGAATATCGCAAAGGCAGAACAGGAATCAAAATGTTTAAATTTGCGGAAGAATATCTAAAATCATTAGGTGTTAATATGATTAAATATTCTACAAAGGTTCATTCTGATAATTCTAAATTATTTGAATATCTTGGTTGTTCGTTTACAGAAAAAGTCTATATTAAAACAATAAAGGAATTATAAATGGGCGTTTCATTAGTAGCATTTGCATTTTCAGCCGCGGCAACAGAAACTTGGGTAATGGTTGCTGGCTTTGCGCTGAATATGGTTGCCTCTATGATTATATCCAAAATATTTGCGCCCGATACTCCAAGTTCTAGCGGTTCGGCACAGCCAAATCCCGGCAATCGCCAACAATTAGCCCCTGCTGGTGATAACAAATTACCAATTGTTTATGGTTCTGCTTATGTTGGTGGCGTGGTTGTTGATTTAACCATTTCAAATAATAATCAAGATTTATATTGGGTGTTTGCATTAAGTGAAGTAACTAATAGCGAAAATGGAAATACGCCTGATGTATTTACTTTTGGTGATGTTTATTGGGGTGGTAAAAAAGTTATATTTGGAACTGACCAAGCTGTTACTGGTTTAATGGATGAAAGCACAGGATTAGTTCAAGATATAACTGGCTACATGGATATATGGTTATATAGGAACGGCTCATATACGCCAACAAATAGCACGACAAACGCCATTAATGTTATGCAAACTGCTGGATTAGTATATACATGGGATAGTTCTAAATTAATGAGTAATTGCGCCTTTGCAATTATTCATATTAAATACAGTCAATCAAGAAACTTAGTTGGATTAGGTCAAACAAGATTTCAAGTAATTAATCCTCGCAATTCTGCTGGCGATTGTATTAAGGATTATTTAACTAGCGATAGATATGGCGCGGCTATTGATATTGCTAATGTTGATACTGCAAGCATGACTGCATTAAATACCTATTCTAATGCTTCATTTACTTATACTAATTATAGTGGTGGCACATCTACTCAATCTAGGTTTAAATTTAACGGTTCATTAGATACAAATACAAAGATAATGGTAAACATTCAAAACATGGCTGATTGTTGCGACTGTTTAGTTCGTTATTCTGAAATAAATTCATTGTGGGGCGTTATAGTTCAAACGCCAACTAATACAGTTTCAATGGATATAAATGATAGCAATATGGTTTCAGCTTTAACTGTTACACCAATTGATTTATCAAACTCATTTAATATTATTGAAGTTAAATTTCCTGATGGTTCAGCTAAAGACAGTTTTAATTCTGCCACTTTTGATTTGGCAGTTATTAATCCATCTTTATTATTCCCAAATGAACCAGTAAACAAACAATCAGTTAATCTTTATTTATGTAATAACAATGTTCAAGCGCAATATACAGCCAATAGATTTTTAGAAGCCGCGCGTGAAGATTTACAAATGACGGTTGATATTGATTACACAGGACTTCAGTTAGATGCTGGCGATATTGTTACAGTTACTAATGCAAATTATGGTTGGGTTGCAAAACAATTCAGAATAGGTAAAGTTACACAAAAATTTAGTGATAGCGGTCAAGTTGTTGCTGGATTAAGTTTAATGGAATTTAATGGTGCTGTTTATGATGATGCAAGCATTGTTCAATTTACTCCTGCACCTAATACTGGTATTGGAAGTCCTGTAACCTTTGGTGTAGTTCCAGCACCTACTATTGATAGTTTTTATCCATCTGCAACTAATCCATCATTTAGTGTTCATGTAACAACATCAAGCGCAGGAATAACACAATATGCAGAAGTTTATTATTCTGCTTATCAATACCCTACGACAGCGCAATTAATATTTGCTGGCACTACTGAAATTCAAGCAAATGGAAGTCCTTATAGCACAAATGTTTTAATGCCAGCCGTTACGCTATTTAATATTCCTGCTGGTAATTGGTACTTCTTCAGCAGAATGGTTAATAGCCTTGCAGACAGTTCTTATTCATTAGCATCAACTATTGTAAATTGGCGACCAACTATATTTCAATATGGCTATCAATATATGAGTATTGCCTATGCCGATACAATTACAGGAACAGGATTTAATTTATCCCCTACAAATAAATCATATTTTGGTTTATGCAATCAAGCGTCACAAACAGTTTCAACAACTGCTTCAGACTATAAATGGTATTTAGCCGACCCATTATTTGGAACTAACAAATATTTGGTTTTTGTTAATTATGGGAATAGAAGATTTGGCTTTGATACTGACTTTGCGGCTTATGCGGCTGGAACGGCAACATTCGTTCCAACAACTATTGCACAATTTGACCCTAGAATTTGGTCTGCATTACCTAATGGAACAAACATAATTGATTTAGACCATTCAACAGGGCAAGTTACTCAAACTGGTACTTCATCTTCTTTTGTTGCTAATGGTTTAATTCAAACAACTAACACTTCAGATGGTCAATTAATTGCACAACTTTATCCAATGTTTAACTTTGCTGGTGGTACTTCTTCGGGTTCAGCGGCAACTATTACTATTGATAACTTTGGGCGTGTAATTGGATTTACAACACCTGATGATTTTTATTTTAGCGCACAATATTTTACCGCAACAAGTGGACAAACTTTATTCACTCCTACGGCTAGGGTATCAGGTTATATTGCTGGTCAAGATTTGATATTTAAAAATGGATTGCTATTAGATACAAGCGAATATTCAGAAACAATAACTACATTTACATTAAGTGTAGGCGCAACAACTGGTGATATTATTACTTGCCTATCAATGAGAGCAGTTTCAACTTCTGCTTATTATGAACCATTATCATTAGTTGTTTCATCTACTGCAACCAATACAGCAATTTGGACTTCATCTCAAATGCCTTATCAGTTAATTAATGTAGGTGATGTTATTACTTTTGCTAATACAGGAACTCCAACTGGATATACAGTAACAGGCGTAAATTATACAACGCGCACCGTTACATTCTCAACCACAGTTACCGCAGTAAGCGCAGGGGCTTTATTTTATAGATTAAGGGCTAGTGGTGCTTCCTACCCAGTATTTAGCCGTTGGTCGTTTGATTTAGTTAGTTCAGGCTCATATACTCCGACAACATGGGCAGTAAATAGCGGATATGAATTATTATTTATGAATGGTACTCAAGTTAATGAAGTTGATTATGATGTTGTTGGTGGGGCAATAACAAACTTCCCTGCTACCAACACAGGTAAAATGAATATGATACAATTTAGCGGAAGCAATTTAGGAACTCCTACTGGAACTCCATCTAATGTTGTTACATATACAGTTAATGGTCAAACGGTTTACACTTACACTTATACACCATTAGCCTTTGATTTATATGCAAATGGTGTAATATTGCAACAAGCGGTGGATTATACAACTTCAACAGGAAGTTTTACTTTGACAGCAACACCAAACAATAGCACGACAGTTTTAGTTCAACAATCATTCGCACGAGTAAGCGCGGCATAAGGATAAAAAATGACACAGGCATTTAATTTAAGTCAATTTGCAAATAAAGTTAATACAAGTGGTCAAGCAGATTTAACAACAGCAGTATCAGGAACTTTACCAATTGCTAATGGCGGTACAAACTCAACTGCAACACCTACGGCTGGTGGTGTTGTCTATGGTACTGGTACGGCTCATGCGATAACTGGTGCTGGTACTACTGGTCAAGTATTGACTTCCGCTGGTGCTGGTGTACCAACTTGGGCAACTGCTGGTGGAGGTGGTGGTCTAGGTGGTATGCAAGTATTTACAGCATCAGGTACTTTCACAATTCCTGCTGGTAAAACTGTTATTAAGATAACGGTTGTTGGTGGTGGTGGTGCTGGAGGTAGTAGCACCTCAAATAGCTGTGGGTATGCGGCTACTGGTGGTGGAGGGGGCGCTGGAGGTTATGCTATTAGTTTTCTTACTGTAACTGCTGGAAATACTATTACAGTCACTAGAGGAGGTGCTGGTGCAACATCTTCAGTTTCATCGGGAACACAAACTATATCAACTATATCTGCAACTGGTGGAGGTGCTGGAAGTAATTATGTAAATGCCTCTTATGGAGTTGGAGATGTGGCTAGGGGTGGTGCTGGTGGGGTTGGTAGTGGAGGTACTTTAAATGGTACAGGCGGTGGCGGTGGTGGTGGGGTAACCGTAAATAGTGCAGGTTTTTTTGCAGGGGGAAATGGCGGGAACTCTATTTTAGGGGGTGCTGGGTTTTCAGGTGGTGCAGTAACAGGAGTAGCTACTAACAGTAGTGTAGGTGGTAATTATGGTGGTGGTGGTGCAGGCGCAGGGGCGTCCACAAATGGTACTCTATATAATTTAGGTGCTGGTGCTGGTGGCGTAGTTATCTTTGAATGGTAGGAGTATAAAATGAAAAAAGCGTTAATTAGCAGTACAGAACTTATTACTAATTTTGATAACACCACAGGCTATCGGGTTGCTCAAGTAGAACTTCCAGCGGATATATTTCCAGTTGCAGATACAATGTCTTGGGTTGATTGTGATGATTTAACAGTTCAAGATGAATGGTATTTTGACACTACAACTAATGCAGTTTTAGTTAAACCACAGCCACCTTTAATAGGTTCTCAACCAATCTCAACAGGCTCACAGGCATTCTAATGACAACTTCAATCCCAACAGCACATACCCTAGTTTACGATGGTTGCCAAACTAATGTCTTTCACGCTTCAATAGGTGAGGGCTTACCACATCATCAACACACTTTTAGCCACGCTACAATCTGCATGGCTGGTTCTATTGTTGTCCGCAAGGAAGGCAAAGAATTAGTTATGACCAAAGTAACACAGCCAGTTAATTTGACTGCTAACGAGTGGCATGAGATTGAAGCACTTGAAAATGATACAGTTTTTGTAAACATATTTTCAGAAGGTAAGTATTAGGTTACAATGTTTGAAACCTATAAGATAAGACAACAACGCGCTTCCGTGAGAACATGGGCGCGAATTACCTTGTAGGGGAAAAACATGGCAGTCTTTAGTAAAAATTCAATCACTCAAGTTAGTGGTTTTGACAATCCTTGCATTACAGGGGAACTTGTCTATCAACAAAAAACCTTTTGGAATCTAACATTAACTTCAGAAGATGGTGTAACCCCAGTTAATCTTACTGGTGCTACCGTAGATGCTCAAATAATCCGTAGAACTTTAACCAATGTGCAAGATACTCGTTATGGGCTATCTTTTGATATTGGTGACTATACCCCTACACCGACAGCAATTCCTCTAACCATAGCCAATCGTAATGATACTGCTGGGTCTTTTACGCTTGTTATTGATGACACTTCTTGGATAGCGGTTGCAAGTGACCCTGAAATGGCAATTAGTTCTGTTAATGGCGCTGGATTTTCAGGTCGCATAAAAATTAGTTTTACCGCAACTGGTTCAACTCCTGCAGAAGACAACATTATCTTTTTACTTTTCATTGTGCGTTCAGACGCAATCATTAAAGTCTAGGGGGAATCATGGCAACTATTAGCGTACAAACAGTACCTAGTAACACAAATGTTACCGTTCAAGATGCTAACAATCTCAATGTCAATGTTACAACTGGAAATTCAATCAACCTTGAAGTCACTCCAATACCAACCCAAGTTATTCAAATTAACAGAGGGATTGCTGGTCGTGATGGTGGTGATTTTATCGGGGGCTATCCAGTAATAATGAGTAGCGTTCAGACTAGAGATGTGGTGATGTTTGGTACTAATCAATGGAACAATGTTTCGCAGACTGAAATTTCAGATGGCGGCAATTTTTAATTAAGGATTTTTAATCATGTCAAATACAATCAGAATTAAACGCAGGGCAAGTGGTGGTGGAGCAGGAGCGCCAGCAACTTTAGCCAATGCTGAATTAGCATTTAATGAACAGACCAATATTATGTACTATGGTACTGGTACTGGTGGTGCTGGTGGTTCTGCTACTTCAATTATCGCGGTGGCTGGTAATGGTGCTTTTGCTGATATAACAACGGCACAAACAATTGCTGGCGTTAAAACATTTAGTTCAACTATTGTTGGTGCAGTAAGTGGAAACGCTGGTACTGCTACCGCATTAGCCACAGGGCGCACGATTGCAATCACAGGTGACCTAGCATATACAAGCCCATCTTTTGACGGTTCTGCCAATGTAACTGCATTAGGTACTCTTGCAACTGTTAATAGTAATATTGGCGCGTTCTTAAAAACAACGGTTAATGCAAAAGGGTTAGTAACTGCCGCGACAACTGCCAGCATCAATGATTTAACTGTTCCAACGGCTAGTTATGCTTTTGGTGGTTTTGGTATCACAGGACTTTTAGACCCTACCAATGCTCAAGATGCCGCAACTAAAAATTATGTTGATAGTGTGGCTCAAGGTCTTAATGTTAAAGCGGCTGTTATATGCGCGACTACTGCAAACATTATATTGTCAGGAACTCAAACAATTGATGGTATTGCGGTTGTTGCTGGCAATCGTGTTTTAGTTAAAAACCAAACTTTATCTCAAAATAATGGTATCTATCTTGCTTCTGCAACTGCATGGACAAGAACAACTGATATGGACACATGGGCAGAAGTGCCAAGTGCGTTTACATTCGTTGAAACTGGAACAACCCTTGCTGATACAGGATGGGTATGTACTTCAGATTTAGGCGGTACAATCAATACAACTCCTATTGTATGGGCGCAATTTAGTGGTGCTGGTTCATATTTGGCTGGTACAGGTTTAACGCTTACAGGTTCAACTTTCAGCATTACCAATACTGCTATTACACCAACTTCTTATGGTTCTGCATCAAGTGTTGCAACATTTACTGTTAATGCTCAAGGTCAATTAACGACTGCGGCAACCACAGCAATTGCAATTGCCAATACGCAAGTATCAGGATTAGGTACAATGAGTACACAATCCGCATCAAGTGTTGCTATTACAGGTGGTTCAATTACTAATTTAACTACTTTTGATGGTATTACAATTGATGGCGGTACATATTAATTTTTAACCCTGCTATATAGCAAACTAGGGAAGCCACATGGCAAATACAATTAAAGTAAGGCGTTCAGCAACTCCAGCCGCAGTTCCTACAACAACTGCGCTGGCGTTGGGCGAATTAGCAATCAATACAAATGATGGTAAATTATTTTTAAAGAAAAGTGTTTTAGGTGTTGAAACAATTGTTGATGTAACTGCAAGTGGAGGCGGTGTTTCTACATTTAGTGCAGGAACAACTGGGTTAACTCCAACGGTTGCTACGAGTGGGGCGGTTGTTCTTGCGGGAACTTTAGCGATTGCTAACGGTGGAACTAATGCCACAACTGCTGGTGGTGCTTTAACCTCATTAGGGGCTTATGCTTCATCTAATCCAAGTGGATATACCAACAACACAGGAACGGTTACAAGTGTTGCCTCTTTAACTTTAGGCACAACAGGAACAGATTTAAGTTCTACGGTTGCCACAGGCACAACAACCCCAGTAATTACATTGCAAGTTCCAACGGCTTCTGCAACCAATAGAGGTGCATTAAGTTCTTCCGATTGGACAACATTTAATGGCAAAGGCGCTGGAACGGTAACTTCAGTAGGTGGTACTGGTACAGTCGTTGGTCTAACTTTAACTGGAACAGTCACAACAATTGGTTCACTTACTCTTGGCGGTACTTTTGCATTGCCAACAGGTCAAGTTCCAACAAGAATGATTTATGATGCCTTTACTGCAACTGCCTCACAAACTACATTTACAACTTCAACAACTTATACTTCAGGTAAGATTGAAGTATTTTGTAATGGCGTTAAAATGAATGGCGGTGATGTAACAGTTACAAGTGGTACTTCAGTAGTATTTGCAACAGGTCTAGCAGTAAATTCTCAAGTCAATTTAGTTTACCCAACATAAGGCGTATCATGGACAGTCAATTACTTATTAATATTATTCTTGGTTGTGCCATGACAGTTGTTGGTTGGTTTGCACGAGAATTATGGGCGGCAGTTAAAGAATTAAAAACAGATTTAGCAAAATTACGAGAAGAAGTAATTCGTGAATTTGTGCCTAGAGTAGATTACAGGGAAGATATGCGTGATGTTAAAGTGATGCTAGATAAAATCTTTGATAAACTTGCAGGGAAAATGGACAAATGATTAATTCAAGGTCATTAGATGATTTAAATCCAAAAGTAAAAACTTTATGCGAACAATTTATAAGTTCATGTCATTTAGTAGGAATTGATGTAATTATCACTAGCACTTATAGAGATTTGGAAAGTCAGGGGGCTTTATATGCTCAAGGTAGAACAACAAAAGGCAGTATCGTTACAAACGCTAAAGCTGGTCAATCATTCCATAATTATAGGGTTGCCTTTGATTTTGTGCCTATTGTTGGTGGTAAGTGTATTTGGAATGATGCTGGCTTGTTTACTAAGTGTGGTCGGATTGCTGAAGCTATTGGGCTTGAATGGGCTGGTTCATGGTCAGGCAAGTTCAAAGAAACAGCGCATTGCCAATTTAGCGGTGGTTTAACGCTTACAGACTTTCAAAATGGGAGAAACATATAATGGGTGGACTTTTAAGTTTAATACTGCCAGCGGTCGTTCCTGCACTTACTGACGGTGTTCGTGGTATCTTTGCTAAGTTTACAGGTGGTGCTGGTGGTACTCCTCAAAATGTAGATGAACGAATTAAATTAATGCAAGCAGATACAGCAAAACTACAAGCATTAGCTGACATTGACAAACCATCAGGCGAACCCTCCTTGTGGGTTACAAATGTCCGTGCTATATTCCGTTATGCCGCAATTACCTTAATTTGGGTTGCAACAATTGTGGCTATATTTACACCAACAGTTGAAACTTCAATTACTTTGATGCTACTTGATTTAAGTGGTGCTTGCATGAGTTTTGTCATTGGTGAAAGGATGTACCTTTCTCTTAAAAAATAGGGCAACACATGAAACTTGATGATGGCTTAAAGCAATTTGCCACAGAAAGACAAATAGAATATATAGATGCAGTTAATGAACATGGTGGAGTTAGGCAAGCAAGTGAGTTTCTAAAAGTTGCTGAAACTTCAATTCGTAGAAGTATTATTGCAACACAAAAGAAAGCCGCAATAAGAGGTTATGCCCCTGAAAGTAATATGACTAGAACCGCCCCTGAACCCTTTGTGGTGCGCGGTGTATCAACTTACTATAATGCCAAAGGCGAAGCATCAGGGCAATGGGTTAAAACCCGACTTGATGATTCTAAAATGCAAGCAATCATGATGGAAACGATTGAAGCATTAAAAGAAGAAATACCAAGAGTAACATTAATGTTACCGCCTCCAATGGGCAACGACAAACTCCTTAATTGTTATGTCATTACAGATTACCACATGGGTATGTTGGCGTGGCATGAAGAATGTGGAGAAGATTGGGATGTAAAAATAGCCGAAGCATTAATCATTAAATGGTTTGCTCAAGCAATTCAACAATCACCTAGTGCGAACACAGCCGTATTTGCACAATTATCCGACTTCTTACACTTTGATGGAATGGATGCCGTTACACCAGCAAGCAAGCATTTGCTAGATGTTGATAGCAGATTTTCTAAATTGGTGCGTTCTTCAATTCGTGTATTAAGAACCGTGATAACAATGTTATTACAAAAGCATCAAAATCTTCACATTATCATGGCAGATGCTAATCATGACCCAGTATCACAGATATGGTTGCGTGAATGGTTCAGCGTGATGTATGAGAATGAACCGCGAGTAAGTGTAGATACTAGTCCTAATCCTTATAATGCTTATGAATTTGGTAAGACTGCATTATTCTTTCATCATGGGCATAAGCGCAGGGTTCATAATGTAAGTGAAGTATTTGCTGGTCAATTCCGTGAGATGTTTGGGCGCACCAAATACGCTTACGCACACATGGGGCATTTACATCATGTGGATGTTAAAGAAAATAATTTAATGATTGTGGAACAGCATAGAACATTAGCCCCTGCTGATGCCTATTCCGCTAGGGGTGGTTGGCTAACTGGTCGTGATGCTAAAGTTATTACATACTCAAAAGAGTTTGGAGAAGTTTCAAGGCTTACTATTAACAGCGATATGCTTAAATAATTAATCTTCAATATGGGTTTGGTGGGTAATTTTATCCATCATTCCCTGAATTTCAGTTTTATCATAATGTAAGCCGTCATTGCCGTTACTTCCTATAATATCAATTCTATCTTCATTCCATTCAGCATCACGAATAGGATATTTTTTCTTGCCAAAGATTAGGTCGTAATTATCTTCATAATCTTTATTGTTCTTTTTACTGAATATTGAATCGCCAGTAATATCATTTTTAGCCATTTAAATCATTCCATCTTTTTAATAAATGTTTCAAAAGAGATAGAGGAATAATCAAACCTAACCAAATCCAACTTTCGTTATAAACTAAGATGGTTATGCCACATTGCCCTATCAGGTCAATCAAAGTATATTCTTTTTTAGTCAAAAAATTAAGCATCATAAATTTATGTTCCTATAAATTACACCATCTGACCATTGTTTATCGGTTGAATCGTTATAAAGGCTGATTACTTTACTAATTGTCATTAACATTGGCGATTTGTCTTTAAAGCAAAACGCATAATAAATTGGACACTTTTCTGAATTATACCATTCTACAAATTGTGGCAATAAATCATATTCCTTTTGTTTAATATTCCCAGTTCCTTTGACCATTATCAGTTTTGATCCCTGCGAATTATTAACAAAATAATCAGGCAAGTTTCTCATGCAAGAATTAAGATTATAAAAATTGGGTATTTTTCCATTCTTTTCATCAAATCCCAATCGTTTATAAAAGTATTGTTTTGATTGGCAATATGATTCAAATAAATCTTCAGCTAAATTAACACCAATATTCCTTTCAGAATAAGTATTTGTTCCATTCATTTAAACCCCTATCGGTCATATATTACAATTTATCGGTCAATTTTGCGTTGATTATTACCGCACGGTATGTATATACAATGTATATACATTTACCTCAATCTACCGCCCCATCTTCTGTTACGCATATCTGCGTACAGTCGCTTACATCTATCTGACCGCCTAAATGTTTTCATGCGACCATCCCATATAGGCTTGCCGTTAAGCATTCGCATTTGGTGGAGTATCATTTTTTGCCTTTATTGTTAGTTAAGTCACACATTACTGGCTAAAATTGAACCAATTGTGTGTACTAGCTAACATTTTTAACGCCTTCGTTATAAAACTTGCGACTTTCTGTCAGTATTAACGCTTTCGTTATAGAAACAAATGTATCTATTAACAAGCATTTAAACCGTTTAAAGACACATTTATGAATAGTAAACTATGCTTTACTTTTTACAGTCATTGCTAAAGCCTTTTCATTGCAATCAGAACATCTTTTTCTATTGTTTTTTATAACCAATAGCATTGAGTTTCTATGTCTGCTACATGAAGAACAAAAAAATGTTTGCATATTTTAAAGGGGGCGAACCCCCTATCCTATTTAATTAAAAAGGTACTTCTTGGTCATCTGTTTCTTGGGTACTGCCTGATTTTGAATAAGGTTTTTGATTCTCTTTAGGCATTGGTTCTTTCATCATTAACCAACCATCAAAATTGATTGGTAAACTTTCAATATGCAATGTTTGACCGCCTGATTTAGTATCCATTACAACACCGCATCTAATCCAACGAGTTTTTTCAACGCCATCTTTGTTTTTGTATGTTTCGCCTTTAGCGATTAATTCATGTGTTATGCCAGCCATTTTAATTCCTTTAGTTTAGTTAGTGTTTCCGTTACTTCATCAAGAAAAGCAATTACAGCCTTTTCCGTTACTGCTATATATTCATCATCACGCATTACACGAACAACAAATAATTCTAAATTTGCCCCAACATCAGGACAATAACTTACAAAATCGCACCATTTTCTGCCCGTACAAGCCATTTGCCATTGCATTTGACTAATATATTTACTTGGTGCTTTACCGCTTAATGCAGTTTCAATATGATTATTAGGCGTTGGGCATTTAATTTCAATTAATCCGTCAGTTGAAATAAGACCATCAGGGCTTGCCCCACTCATTTCAATCGTTGGATGTGGTACAAAACCAACTTCATCAACTAATAAGCCTTTAATTACCTCGTAGGAAGCTCTTGCAAGCGGTTCTAACAGCGTTCCGCGTTCCATGTGAGTGTTAGTATAGCCGTCTGCTTTTAAACCTGTCAGGCGTTCACAAACAAGCATCATGCGATAATTCCGTCTAGTAATTGACTCACCATCTTTACCTTTTGACAGAATATCAATAATCTTACTTGCGGTGGCTTTTCCTAATCTTGCTGAAAACCATTCATTTGATCCCTGAATTTCGTTCATTTAGTTTCCTTTCTTTCAATTGATTTGGCTAATAGCCATTTATCGCCCATCTTATCTTTGCAAATTTGAACTTTCTTATCTCGCAAAGTCGTTTCTTTTTTTGTCGGTGAAGATAAACCGTAAACACTAGATAGAATGAACATTTTTATCCCAATCTAAATTTTTACGCCAGTTATGAGTAATTTTCATTCTAGCGTGTTCGTGATTAATATCAAACATGGAACAAATCCAAATGAATGATGCTGGTTTTTCGCTATTGTCAAAAATCCAGTTGTAAGCAATACGAGCATTAAGCATTGCTTCACCAGTAGTTTGCCTAGATTTATTGGATTTAGCCTTTAGCATTTTTACGCCTCTTGCATAGTCCTGAATGTGTAATGCCATTTTAGAAGCCCACAATCTTCTGCAAGAATTAATTTGATGCGATAGTTGAATGTCATCAGTAGTTCCTACCGTGCTAATATCATTCATTCTGTTTCAACTTTGGTCAGTTTAACTTTCATAATATCTTTAGTTTTGGTAACTAAAGTAAACATTTTAATATCCGATTTAATCATGGGCGCAATTCGTAAATAATTGGCTTGCAGTTCTTCAATCGTGGTACTAGATGTAATTTGGTCAATATATGAATCTGCATTTACATCAGGCAAATCCTCCCCTGCGTAGATGTATAACCCAAGTCCAAAGCAAGCAATACACTTAGCCAAACAGCGCATGGTTGCATCACTAATTTTTCTGCTATCGGGGTTAATAATTGAATTGTTGCGATTGTCCATAACAGGCAATTGCATTTTCATAGTTTTGCCTAATGCTGTTACATTGCAGAACACCATCACAGTTTCACCAAAATACTTTGGTTCAGGAAATTCCCATGTTGCGGTTTCATCTTGTTGCAAAAGAGCATCAACCGCCCATGTCCAAGAAAGATAGGTTAATTGCCCTTTCTTTTCAGTATGTTCATTAACATTAATTTCACGAAGTTTTTTATATGTTGTCATTTTAGTTTCCTATTTGTTATTAA